CTATAATAAAGCGTATAACGGTCTAGTATGCTTTAGGTCTGTAGGTCAAAAGACAGAATACAAAAGCGACCTAGTAACTATATATGTCGAAAAAATAAAACGTAAAGAAAATGGGCAGCTGGGACAGTTTGACCTAGCGCCAGACTTCCATAACGGCGGTGTATATAAACCAATAGGTAAAGCCAGTAAAACTTTTGAAGTAATAAAAGACACAAACGTACCCTGGGACTAGTATAACATATAACAACATATTTAACATAAACTAACATAAACTAACATAAATTAGCATAATGATTACAGACAAACACCAGGCTATGTCCTGGGCGCTTAAAAACGGTATAAAGATTTATACTGTAGCCACGCGTAAAGGGCTAGGAATAGTAATAGAAGACAACGGTAAAAAGGTACGCAGCCCAGATTTATACACCAATAATAAAGAAGCCAGCGCTAAAATATGGGAACTTTATACCTATCTTTATAAAAAATATAATAAATAAATACTATGTTTTTAACTTTTTTTCCTATCTACGGCTGTACTGTTGGTATATCTTATACCGATAGCTTTACACGCGGCGAAGAACCAACTAACCACAATACCCACCAGCTACAGTTTTTATGCTTTTTATTCGGCGTAACTATAGGCTGGTATACTGATTTATAGCAAATGTCGAAACCAGATATACTATTAAAAAGGGACTTAGAACGGCTTAAACTAGAGAAGTCTGAACTGTACCAAAGGGTTATACAACTGGAAGCCGAAAACGGTCTACTACGTACACAAATCAAAATAAAGTTTGGTTTAAAAGTAGAATAACTAACCTGTAAAACTAAAAAAGTTTAAGATTTATTTGCAACTATAGATTTTTTGTGTACATTTGTACTGTTAAACAATTAAAAACAGAAATATGAATACTTTAAATAAATTTCACAGGGAAATACTAATAAGCGACCTAAGCGACTTAATAGACAAAAAAGAAAGTCTTAAACAGTTTGATTGGAAAATGCTAAATGACTTAAACGAAGCTACTTCGAAACAAAGCCAAGACGCTACACAGGCTAATATAGACATCAACGAACTAAAAATAGATTTTATACAAGACCAAATAGAACGTATAAAAGAAATACTAGTAGATAACTTAATATAATAAAACAGAAATATGTACTTATTTGATTATATAAAACGAATAGAAGACCATAAAGGGCGTAAATTAGACCTTAATAAAAGCCGCGACTTATTTAGATTAGCTAGTATAGTAGAACGCGAAATAAACTTAAGACAAGGTAAACTTAATAATATACAAAATGTTCTAAGCGGCTATAAAACTTACGACCCTAAAGAACAGAAACCAATACAGCTAAGCGAACGCGACCGCTACGGCTACTAAAACAACTATAGTAACAAGCCCACCAAAACGGTGGGTTTTTTTATGCTTATTAGTTTACGGCGTTTTTATGTACTTTTGCAATATGGCTACACAAAATACACAACAGAAAAAAACCGCACTACTAGAAGCCTTAGAAAAAAGCCTAGGCGTAGTAACTACCGCTTGTAAGCAAGTAGGTATAGCTAGGAAAACTTACTACCTATGGATAGCTAAAGACAAAGCCTTTAAAGACGCTGTAGACGATATAGGTAACGTAGCCCTGGACTTTGCAGAAAGTAAACTACATAGCCTTATAAGGGACGAAAACCCTACGGCTATTATATTCTACCTAAAAACAAAAGGTAAAAAGCGCGGCTATATAGAACGCCAAGAGATAGCCCACGACGGTAGTATAGAAAGCAAGCTAATCGAATGGAAGCCAGCAGACAAAAAGTAACAGAAAGCTGTAATATACAATTTTACCAAACCCTAAACAGCAACGCCAGGATAAAAATACACCAAGGCGGTACTAGAAGCGGTAAAACATTTGCAGTATGCCAATACCTAGTATACCGCATAACAACGGCTAAGAAGCCGCTTACTATTGATATAGTACGTAAAACGCTGCCAGCTATTAAAGGTTCTGTACAGCGCGACCTAATAGGTATACTACAGCGCCTAGGTATCTACTACAAAGGCGTACATAACAAAAGCGAAAACACGTTTACTTATAATGGCTGTACTATATCTTTTTTGTCTGTAGACGAACCACAGAAAATACGCGGTAGAAAGCGCGCTATATGTTTTATAAACGAAGCTAACGAGCTGCACTACGAAGACTTTAGACAGCTGAATATGCGTACAACAGAACAGCTAATAATAGACTTCAACCCTTCGGACCCTGTACACTGGCTATATACTGAACTAATAGATATAGAACGCGACGACGTCGAAACCTGGATAACAACCTATAAGGATAACAACTTTCTACCAGAAGAACTAGTACGCGAAATAGAACTACTAAGGGAACGCGACCCAGACTACTGGCGCGTCTTTGGCGAAGGGCAGCGTGCTGTATTTAGTAGCCGCCAGATATTCCAGAACTGGACCCAGATACCATACGCTGACTTCCCAGACCTGGACTACCACCTAGGGCTAGACTTTGGCTTTACGAACGACCCTACAGCTATACTTAAAGTAGCTAAGAAAGGTAATAAGCTATACGTACACGAACTGCTGTATAAGACAGGCTACACTAACCGCGATATAGCAGACTTCTTAAAGGCGCAAGGGTTAAACCACACGCTAATGTTTTGCGATAGCGCCGAACCTAAGAGTATAGTAGAACTTAAACAAATGGACTGCCTAGCTAAGCCAGCTGTAAAGGGCGCTGGTAGTATAACCGCTGGTATAAGTCTACTAAAGGAATTCGACGTAATAATAAGTGAAGAAAGTACTAACCTAATCAAAGAACAACAGAACTACTACTGGCAGCAACTAAAGGACGGTACGGTAATAAATACGCCAATCGATAAACATAACCACTTATGCGATAGCCTTAGATATTCTACCTACAGCCTATATAAGAACCGTAACGACTTTTTTGTAATTTAAAAATAGTAAATTTGTAAAAAATTAAGTATGGCTAGCCTATTAGACAGAATTTCAAAACTTATAACAAAGAACGCCCAACAGACAGCAGCCGAATATAACCGCGCTATATACCAGTACTTAGGCGAAAGTATACTATGGAACCCAGAAAACGACAGAAGCTATATAGACGAAGGCTACCGTAAGAACGCTACAGTATATTCGCTGGTAAACATTATTACCAAGGCGGCTACTACTATACCCTTCCAGGTGTACGAAAAACAAAGCGATAACGACCTAAAACGCTATAAGGCGCTAACAAGTGGTACGCTAGATAGTAGTACTATGTACCAAGCTAAGATGCTACAGAAGAACGCGCTAGTAGAAGTTAAAGACACCGCACTACACCAACTGCTAGACAGACCAAACGCGGCGCAGTCTTATAACAGCTGGCTAACTGAACTAATAGCTTTTGGTAAGCTAACTGGGAACCGTTACGTTTACGGTATAGGTCCAGACAGTGGACCCAGCCAAGGTAAGTATACTGAACTATATGTATTACCTAGTCAAGTAGTAGAAATAGTATCTAACGGTATAATGCAGCCAGTAAAAGAATACCGTATAGAATACAACGGTAACTATGCTATGCCAGCCGACTGTGTACTACATATAAAAGACTTTAACCCATACTACGACGGTACAGGCAGCCACTTATACGGTCAAAGCCCACTACGCGCTGGTCTTAGAAGTTTAACAACAAATAACGAAGCTGTAACTACAGGGGTTAAATATCTACAGAACCAGACCGCTAGGGGTGTACTTATGTCCGAAGAAGGCGACCTAAACGAAGTACAGGCGCAACAGTTAAAGGACAAATTTAGACAGCAGTACCAAGGTAGTAACAATGGCGGCGACGTTATTATAACGCCTAAGAAACTTAGTTGGGTAAACTTTGGTTTAAACGCTGCGGACGTTTCACTAATAGAACAATACAACGCATCTATAAAAGATATTTGTAACATATTTAATGTACCTGTACAGCTGCTAAACAATACAGAAGCTAGCACGTATAACAATATGAAGGAAGCCAAAAAGGCTTTATACCAAAACGCTGTAATACCAGAACTAGTAAAACTACGCGACGAACTGAACCGCTGGCTAGTACCTATGTACGGCGACAACCTGTATTTAGACTTTGACTTTACAAGTATACCAGAACTGCAAGAGGAAAACGACAAAGTAGTACAACAGCTTAGCCAAGCCTGGTGGGTTACACCAAACGAAAAACGCGCTGTAATGAACTACGGCAAAGACGAAGACACGCCAGCTATGGACGACTACTATATACCTAGTAACCTACTACCAGTAAGTAACCAGGATATAGAAATACCAGAACCAGCACCAATGGCTGTAGATATAGAAGAAGAAAAAAGGCTAATCAAAGAAGCGCTGTATAATATCGAAGTAAAAGCCGAAGTACCAGGAATGACAGACGTATATACTACAGAAGAAGAAGCCCAAGCACGCGCCGAAGAATTAGGCGGCAGTGGTACACACCAGCATACCTTTGACGGCGAAGAAGTATATATGCCCTTTGACACCCACGCAGAATACGAAACGGCTATAGCTGAAATCAAAGACAAAGAAATAAGCGACAGGCTAAACGCTGCACTAGAAAAAAAAAGAAGTAGGCGACGACGAAAGCAAGCGTACTACTGTAGGTACACTATACGAAGTATATAAACGTGGTGTAGGCGCTTATAGAACTAACCCACAAAGCGTAAGACCAACAGTACAAAGCCCAGAACAGTGGGCTATGGCGCGCGTAAATAGTTATTTGTATGCGCTTAAAAATGGTAAGTTTAAAGGCGGTAAACACGATACAGACCTACTACCAGAAGAACACCCAGAAAGCAGTAAAGAAACTAGTAAAGCAGAAAGCTACGACGACTACCCACAAGCAGCTACTAACAACGCTAAGCGTATGCTAGGCTGGATAGACAAGTACGGTAGGGACGTAGTAACCGCTGGTACGAACGTAGGGCTTGCTAGGGCGCAGCAATTAAGCAGCCGCGAACCAATTAGCTTAGATGTTTTAAAGCGCACTAGAAGCTATTTAGAACGCG